ACTTATCGCTACACATTTTTGTCAATAAAATATTAAATCCCCGTTGAGATACACCCCTATACATTTTAGATAGTTGGTTGGAAATATTACTAGGAAACTGACTCAAGAACACGTTAGTATTTGGGCACGTGAACTGTTTAACATACTCTACAACAAATGGAAGATTAAATTTGTTTAAAAATTTATAAATGAAATTTTCAGCAAATAACTCGTCTAACTTAACATCTCTCATCTGATACCCTATTTTTGCTAAGAGTTCAATTCCTTTATCTGTTGTAATTTTAATAATTACTGTTTCACTTGCCGATTTTTTAGTTAAAGATTCGAGTTTTTTTATTTTAAAACCATTAATATTTAAAATATCTAATATATTACAATTATTGCTATAAACATGTTGGAGAGAAGTCGATAATTTTAATCCAGCCGCTATACGAGTTATATGTTTCATACTCAGTGGACTTATTTTAGGTGTCTCTATGAACTGTTTTGGATTCTGAGTAGACTTATTTATAGTACATCTATTTGTTGATTTATTATACGTACAACTACTATCACTCTTATCGCCATATTTTTTAATTACATTTTTCCCTACATTTCCATTTTTAAGTACGCACCTGTTTGTTTCTGGGTTTAATATACAAAAATTCATTTAATTACTTATATTATTAAAAATATTTTTAAAAATATTATTAAAATATTATTAATAATATAAATGGATCGAGGTGGAGAATGTCAGTATGATGTATTGCTTAAAGAACAGGGTATAGAAATCCACGCTACATATTGTCCATTTATAGATGGACTATGGTGTATTCATTTAACAATTATAGATTTTCGCGGAGGAGGAAAATGGAACTTTGGATGGATTAGAAATAGACAAGGATACAGAGTATGGCGTGGTTTAGATAATAATAATCCAGGATGGGTTAATAATTTATTCGAGATATACGCGTGGTGGTTATTAGGTAATGATTTTAGCTGTAAAAAATCGATATATGATTTTTAAATTAGTTTAAAAAAATAATAAATTACGAAGTATGACGATGCATCCTATCGATATCCCTGAGGAACAATTAACAGAAAATTTAATGACGTCAAAAGAACAAACAAGATTTATTACTAAAGTATATTTATGTTTAGATATTCAATTAATTACTACATTTGGTTTATGTTTATACTCTAAGTTAAATAATCTGTTAAGTTTTTATAGATCAGACGTAGGTAGAGGACTGTTTGGGTTATCTATATGTGGCGTAATTATGACATTTGGAACACTTTTGTGTTGTCGTAGTATATTTCAGCGAAAATTCAGTAAATATATTTTACTAATAATATTCTCAACGTCGGTGAGTTATATGATTAGTAATATGTTACTATATTATGATCCTAAAACTATTATTATTGCGACTGGTATAACTCTTACAGACTTATTATTAATGACAATCATGTCTTTTTTTATAAACATTAATAGTTATTTTAATGAATTTTTGTTTATAACAACATTTTCATTAATACTTGTATGTATCATTAATATATTTATAATGAGTTCTTTTTTACAATTATTTATAGCCGGAATTGGATCTATTGTATTTTCAGGATTTATTATATATGATACAAAATTGATATTATCAAATAAACACCACGTGTATTCTAAAGATGATTTTGTATTAGCATCTATAAATTTATACTTAGACGTAGTAAATTTATTTTTGTACATTCTACAATGTTTAACGCTTACTAATTCAGCTAACTAATATTTGATAATTTTTTAACAAACTCAGTTTTAGTAATAAATCCTTCTATTTTTTCTACTAAATTTTTATTTTTATATACAATCACTGTTGGTAATTTATCAATTTCATATTCATCTACTAAGTCTTCATTTAGGTCATAGTCTATAACTTCTACATGTACACTTAGATCATTAATAAAGTGATCATATTTCTTACAGCTATCGCACCAGTCTGCTGTAAATTTTAAAAGTACAATATTATGAGAATTAATTACTGAGTAAATTTCGCTATCCGTTAACATTTTTATATTTATATACATTAATCTTTTAAATAATCTTTTAAATAATTTTTATAATCTGTACTATTTCCATATAAGGAATCATAATAATCTTCTATAATATACAATTGACATTCTAGTTTATCTATTTTTTGATCAGATATTTTATAATGGAAATGTAGTGCTTTATAACCATTATTTTTCGGGTGCTGAATATAATTATGACAATATACTATATCTTTTTCTAGTCTATTGAAGTGGTAAAATTTTAACAAGTCTTCATTATTGTAAAATACAAAACGAAAAGATACTAAATCGTGTAATTCGTAGATATTTTTCTTATGATATTTTGGCTGCGAGTGTTTAATTACAGCGCTTTTAAAAGTTTTAATACGACACGAAGATAAATGACATGGAAGGTCGTAGTTAACTAAAATGTCATTATATCTTGTGAATTCGTTCGACATAATTAAATTACTATTTGGTACAAAAGAGAGTAAAAACAGATACCACATACAATATACTTTTAAGTTTAAAATATTAAAAATTAAATAATAAACATTAATAAAGATGTTTATTTTTGATGGGAACACCCTTGTAGTATTTGTATGTATATTAGTAATAGTTTATGGAATACTAGAAGTTTCAGACAATGAAAATTTTAAAACTGTACAGTCTAAAGGATTTACAGCTATTCTTGTTTCTGTAGTTTTTACAGTTATATACGCCTATTTTATGTCACAGGGAACAGAAACTTTACTAACTGACAATTTCGTTGATGCTGGATCTAAATTTAATATGGTTTCTGGTATGGACAACATAAAAGCGATGGCTGACATCTAAAGAAATGCGTCAAATATTATAGTTAAAATCTCTGTTTAATATATAACAGATGGCAAACATCCAGATATCTAAATTTAATCCCCGCGTAATAGAAGAAAGACGAGTAACTGGATCGGGACCCGCAACCTGCGTATTTATAGGCAAAAGAGGAACTGGAAAAAGTACACTTGTTAAAGATATATTATATTATTGTAGAAAAGTACCAATAGGCACGGCAATATCAGCAACTGAAGATGGTAATAAATATTATTCTGGGTTTATACCAGATTTATTTATACATTCTGAATATAAATCCGACGTTATACAAAGTGTTATCAATAGACAAAAAAAAATGATAATGTCGGCTAAAGAGTCTGACGCAAAAAGTAAAAATGACGCATTTGTTTTATTAGATGATTGTATGTATGATAAAAAAATGATAAGAGATCCAAACATTAGAGGTATATTTATGAATGGTAGACATTGGCGTCTCATGTTTATTTTAACGATGCAATATTGTATGGATTTACCTCCTGATTTAAGAGCTAATATAGATTTTGTATTTGTACTACGAGAAAATATTGTACAAAATCAAGATAAATTATATAAAAATTTTTTCGGTATATTTCCAGACGCTGCAACATTTAGAGAGGTCATGAATTCATGTACTGAGGGTTACGACTGTATGGTTTTAGACAACACGTCGCGCAGTAATAAAATTGAAGATTGTATTTTTTGGTATAGAGCAAAACCAGACAGACAGTTTAAAATTGGATCACGAGAATTATGGGATTTCCATAAAAAAAACTACAACTCAAAGTATCAACAGGTAGATGAACAATTTGACTTAGCTAAACACAAAGAAAAAACTAAAGCGCCAGTATTGACTGTTACAAAATCAAAAAAAACTAAAGCTTCAAAATGATGCTTAAAGACATGATTTATTAAACTAATAATGTCTACCGGTAATAATAAGATAGATTTCTTACTACAACTTCCACAACATGAACAACGAAGTCCAGAATGGTTCACAAAGAGACATGATAAATTAACATCAAGTGACGCTGCTACCGCTCTTGGTATTAATCCATATCAAAAACCTCACGAACTTTTATTTAAAAAATGCGGATTCGATCCTAAACCGTTTGTTGGTAATGTAGCCACATTACATGGTCAAAAATACGAAGACTTTGCGATTGAAAAATACTGTCGCGTTATGGGAATGACGAACTATAACTTTGGATTAATAGCTTATACAGACGTACATGCAACTAATATCGAACCAAACTACTTCCTAGCTGGTTCGCCTGATGGAATATGCGTTAAAAGCGAGAATCCATCTGATGCTGCTGTACTTTTAGAGGTTAAGTGTCCGTATAGGAGAAAGATAGTAATGAATGTTTGCCCAAAGTATTATTACCCGCAGGTACAGTTAAATATGTTTATTGCGGGTTTAACTAAAGCGGATTTTATTGAATATAAACCAGCAGACTTTCACTCTGATGAAATACTAAATATAGTTAGAATACATATAAATCATGCGTGGTTGTCGGAGAATATACCCATTTTATTAAATTTTTGGAAAGAAGTCGAACATTATAGAAAAATTGGTATCGAAAATCACAGTAAATTTAAACTCCCGAAAAGAACAATAGAAATTAATGATGGTGACGACGATAACGAACACGAGGTAATAGCAGATTCGTTAAATTTCAGAGATTAACTTACGACAAAGAATTAACTTAAAGTTAGAACCCATATTATAACTAACACATAATGGGTATCCGAAGCCTAAATACACTTATCAAGAAATACGCACCGGAATCTATCTCGGAAAAATCAATAAAGCAATATTCGGGGAAAAAGATGGCAATTGATTGTAGTATCTTAATATACAAGTATGTTCATATGTCTAAAGTACCAAACAGTCATATTATAGGATTCGCAAATCGTATTAATTATTATCTTAAAAATAATATTCTTCCAATTTTTGTTTTTGATGGAACCCCTCCTGAAGCTAAAAAAAATGTACTACAAAAAAGGCAAAACAATAGGAAAAAAATAGAAGATAAAATAACTTGTCTTAAAAGTTCTATTACAACAGAAACTACAGAGTCTGAAATAAAAAGTATTAAAGCAGAAATGGAAAGGTTATCCAATCAAATAGTATATGTTACTAAGTATCATGTAGATGAATGTAAAAATTTTTTAAAATATACGGGTATTCCATATATCCAAGCTAATGGAGAAGCGGAAAAGACATGTGTTTATCTTAAAAAAATCAATGAGGTGGATTATGTAGTATCTGATGACACAGATACTTTAACATTTGGATGCGAATGTGTATTAAAAACAAATATTAAAAATAGTATTCAAGAATTATCTTTATCTAAAATCTTAAGAGATTTTGAGATGTCATATACAGAATTCGTAGATTTTTCCATTCTATGTGGATGCGATTATTGTCCTTACATACAGAGTGTAGGCCCACAAACGGCATACATACTAATTAAAAAACATAAAACTTTAGAAGCCGTTATAGCATTAAATAAATACAAAATAGGAGAAGATTTCGATTTTGTAACTGCGCGTAAATTATTTGTAGATTATGGTGAAATAAAAGTAAATATCGAAGATATCGCAAGAACTCCTATTCAATCTCAAAATTTAACCGCATTTTTAAAATCTTTAAATTTTAGTGAAATTTTAATTTCGAAATATATTAAAATTTTTTCTTAATTTTTTAAAA